TTAAATTGTTTTTCCAAAAAAAAAGCCCCTGTTCTACGGCGAATAGACAGAAGCTCGTTCAATTTCAATCTAGCAAAACCTAAATGGTGACCAACCCCCTCTTCGATGTACTTGATAAGTGCCATTTTTTCATGATTAATATGTCAACAGTTGCAATGCGAATCCGCCAATAACCTTTGCGTTTCCAGAAGTAATGCTTGGATTTCCCATAAACAAATCAGCACTTACAGCTCCTACCGTTCCTTGTATACGTGCTCTAGTCATATCTACCAAGTCGCTAACACCTGTGTCACTATCAAGTTCTAATCTGAAAAAAGTAGCTGCTCCAGTTTCAACTGCTGTACCTGTTAAAGTCTGTCCAGCGTCTAATACCAAAGCGTTATTAACTGTGTCATATACTAAAACTAGAGTATCAGTTGGAAAAGTTTCTCCATTTGTATACTTTACCAATAAAGTGTTTCCAGATAAAGCAGATTCAGCACTGTTTGGTACTGTTCCACTGTAGACCTTTAATACAAAGTTTTTTACAGCGTCTTTTACAGAAACAGTACTGCATATATCGTTTCTTAATTTTCTTGTTAAATTTAAAGCCATTTTAATCTCCCATTATTCTTTTATATTAGCACGTAATTCACATATAGAGCAAGGATTAAACTTCATACGTATTTTGATAGTCTTTCCAAAAATTTGCAACAACAATGCCATCGTCTAAATATAATCTGCTTTCAATATTTGTCATCATATACATTGAATCCGGTATTGCAATAGATGGAGTGTACGTTCTGCTTTGTAAACCCCATACTAGATCAGACCCAGTTACTGTAAAAGTATTAGCTGTTGTATCCCATTGAATTATCCATTCAAGAAAATTGTATTGCTGAAAACTTTCCCAATCAGGATACCAAGTATTAGATTGGTATAAAGCATTTATTACATCTGATCCAGCTCCAAGACTTACAAACCCTCCTGAATATTCATGAATTTCTAATGCTTGAAAAGTGCTTTCTCCTATTGTTAGTTTTAATAATGGATTTCCTAATGAATCACAAAAGAAGTACTTATCTCCAGCTTCACTAAACGAACCCATTACCCTGCTAATTCTAAATATATTGTCATTTGAGAATAGTATAGGAGTAGAATCTCCAATAGTTACCATCTCATAGTACGTATCTCCTAGAAATGCAACAGGATAACCAATTACGGATGTTCCTCCATATACTATTCTTTTTAACGCCATTTCTTTCTACTTAAGATTTAGGTAATGTGAATTCGAACTTATCAACAGCAGCTGGAGTTGCAATAACAACAACTGGATCCATAGTAAAGTCAGCACCGGAAACACCGCAAGATAAGTCCATACGAACAGCTGTAGTAGACGAAGATCCGTCATCAACAGCATTTCCTTTTACCCGAGCGTATCCAATCGTTCCACTAGCGATGCCTGTATAAGACCAAGCGTCTAACAATGGTTTAGTCACTTTTCCATCAACTGGAGTGTCTAAATTTAATCCATTAGTAACAACACCAGCAGTAAAATCTCCACCATTTAACGTAACAATTCCAAGTAACGTTCCAGTAGCAGCAGAGTCAGCTGTTGCTGGTTGATTTCCAGAACGTAATTCAATAACTCCATTAGCAAATGCTCCCTTGAAGCCAACAGTTCCTACCATTGCATTTACTAAACCAGTTGATAATCTAATAGTCATTATTTTCTCCAATTATGATCTTTTGTTGTATTCTTCACCGCCTTTCAAGACAGATACTACATAGCTTGTAGTTCCATTAAACTCTAAAATAGAACCATTTGCAATAGCTCCATTATCTAAATTAACCACTTCATCTGTCAATAGTGTTATTGGGTAAGCTGTTGCTAAACCCTTTTCAGTCCATATCAACACATCAGCATTATGCAGATTTGCAGTGTTTTCTACCCAGTTCTTACCAGGAATAACACCGTAATGCTGTATCTTCTTTAAAGCGGTTTCTTTATATGCATAAATAGCAGTGCTAGTACCGATCAACAGAACTTCTGGTGTTGGGCATAACATCTCTACTTTTCCAGAGATTACAAAGAAATTAGCCTGTAGATTGAATAAATGGATCAATCCAGGTTCAGACCAGTAAACCATCGTTTGATTGCTACTGGAGTCGTACGAACACGTATATATGGAGCCATTCCATAACGTACATAAATAGGAATCAGGCTGTATGCCATTCAACCCTAAGGTGTCTACTTCTAAACCCATTTCAAGCGTATTACATCTATAAACAGAAGACGTTGTATATCCAGCAAAATTAAACGTTGTACTGAATGGAGTCTTTATATAAACATTAGTAAAAGCACCGTACTGCGTTATATTGGATATAACGACAGACCCGTTTTCTTCCAGCACGACGTTTGATGTGAAATTAGCACCACTTTCACGACCATAATCATCGACATACGTTGTAACAACGTGATATTCGCCCGATGGTAAAGATCCACTTCCAGCAACCACATCAAATAGGCTGGTTGCAGAAAAGTTTAAATTATGTAAATCGTTATTCTCTTTAATTAAGAAATAGTCTTTATTTGATAGAACAATCGTATCACTTGCATATTGAGTAAACGTAACACTATTAGAATCAAGTAAATCGCATAACTTTGTTTTAATCAATGGACTGAATTGCTCTATGATATATAATCCATCGTCAATAACAGCATAAGAGTTTTTATTCTCTTTATGTGTGTACAGATCCTTAAAATTACCAGATCCAATCTTTGAATATCCCATTCTATTAGAATATCTGCCAGTATCTGTAACTATTACATTTTTAGCCAGTTTAGCGTATGGAAGATCCAAAGCCATTGTATCTGTCTTGTTATTCAGACCATAATTGAATTTAATAGTTTGCTTTTGCTGTTTCATTATTAAAATCTGTAATATCTAACACAATTCTCTGTTGATCTTCGTTGTTTCTTCCATTGTGTAGAAGATTTTGGAGGAAATACTTTTGAAAACTCATTATCAAAAAAAGCAGCTAATTCAGGTCTAGATACTTCAGCGTCCAACTTTTCATAACATAACTTATAAGCCCAGCTCAACATCTTATCTTGAAAGATTAAAGGAATTTCACATTCATCTTCAGTGGTAATAGGATTAGGTAATCTAAATACTTCTAATTGAATATCTGCTACCAGTGACGGTTTTTTATACAAATACAACTTGTCATCTTGATCGACATACCATAAACGTACATCTCCCGTTGTATACATTTCTTCACTGTATCTGTCTATCTTTTCTATTTTTACTTCTTCTAACAATTTACCATTAAAACGCACTTTCTTTACTAGGAAAATTAACGGATCTAAACTGTAGCCAGCTTGATCTATAACACTTGGAATTACTGTAATGAGCGATGATTTGTCATAAATCAACTCTGAACGAACAGCAGCCTCTTTCATTGCCTCGTTAATGTTAAATAGTATTTCTTCATCTGACCAGAACTTTGTATTAGAAAGGTCTTGCGTCTTCATACGAACTCTATCAATTAGTTGCTGTCCATTCATATAAAGCCCTTTATTCTATTGTTTCTTCGTCATCTGTCTTTAATTCTTTTTGAATCAAATACCAAGCGACTAACATTTCTTCTTTATTAACGTTATACCCAGCCTTTGAACGCAATGTATTAAGATTTGGTAAACCGCTAGCAGTAAAATTAGATGTCTTTTCATCTGTCTTACTTTCTTCTATCATCTTTTTGATAGTTTCTACTAAATATTTCTCTGGATTGTCTGCTGGTTTTGGCTCGTGATTGATATCTTCTGTTTTAATTCCCTCAATCTCGATACTTTCCCCTACTAGCATTAACGCCTCACGTCTAAATTCTTTTGGAACTTCTCTATAATCTGTTCCTATTACTACTGAATTTCCACTTGTTAAAGCGATATAAATTTCTTGACCTGTTGTTGAACGCATACGCATAAAAATACTCCTGTTATTATATTGTTAACTAACTCTTATACTATATCTAAAAAAAAGACATAATGCAAGAATAAAAAAGCCCACCATATAGGCAGGCTTTATTGATTACTATCTAGATCAGATAGCTGTGTTAACTCTCATAATACCGAAGTCTTGAACGGTATTTCCATCTTTTGCAGATTTGAATTTTGGTTTACGGAAACCAATCATCATTCCAACAGAGATACCACCTTTGTTCTTGTAGTCGATCCATTCTTCGTTCCACTCGAAACCGCTGTGGATATTAACCATTGCGAGAGCCTGAGCACCTAACAACAAGTTAGCACATCCGTCAACTAAACCACCTGCACCCCATTTCGATCCATTAGCAGCACCAGAAGTGTTGAACACTTTATTGCTTGTGTGGATGATGATACCGTCAGTCGTTATCCCGTCCATACCAGTAAAGATCTTGCTGTTCAAATCACGAGGAGCACCTTGTGTAAAGTTAGTTCTGAAATCAGGATCAGCCTTTAACAAAGCGAAAGCACGTGGCTCCATAACTAACACGAACATTGGAGAACCAGACAATTTCAAAGGTTTTAAACCACGAACCATTGCAGTTGCTTTTAATTGCAATAACATTTTGTAAGTAGGAACATATCCTGCTGTAACAGTCGTTGTGTCTCCAGCAACTAATGCCGTTCCATTCCAGTTGAAATGTCTTGCAGATGTAGAAGCCGATAAGTCAGGAGCAAAGTCTAATGTAGACCAAGCAGATTGACCAGCCAAAACTGTTCTTGCAGATCCGTCTAAATTTAAGTCATAAGAAACACCAGTAGCTGTCAAGAATAAGAACTCTTCGATAACGTTAGATGCCCACTGTCCTAAACGCTCTTTTGCAAACTCACGGAAACTTAAAACCGATTTTTGATCATTCAATTTACCAGTGTTCATAACTGCGTGTCTTAATTGATCATAAGTGATAGAAATGTAGCTGGAATCCATTGCTTCTTCATTTCCAAGCAATGTAGCGTCTCCACCAACACCAGTACCTTTTAAGTCATGTACCAAGGAGATTTGAGCTGTAGTAGCTCCCTTGTTGTTGACTGATAACTCACGTACTTCTTGAACAATGCTCTTGTCTCCTGTTCCAGTGAACTTTCCGAAGAAATTGTCATCACGCATTGCTTTTAAAGTTTCTTTAACCCATACAACCTTTTCTTGTGGTTGTAATACTGCGAAATCTGTATTTGCCATTTTAATTAACTCCTAATTGTGTACAATAAATTTATTCATTAACCCAGTGAATAACGGTAAAGCACTTATAGAGGAGTGACCCTTTGTATATAACAACGCCTTATACATGGCTAAAACAGATTTTTTGAGTGATTCAGACACTATAAAATGAAAATATCATATATAAAGATGTTATGTCAACAGGGTAATGCAATATTTATTACATATAAATGAAAAAACCCTCCGAAGAGGGCTAAAAAGAACTATCTTATTGTTATTTCTTGCCAAATTTAAGATGTTTTCTCTCTGTATCCGATAAAGCCTCGTATTCTTCTTGAGACATTTTAGATATATCAATCATTTTTACTGTATTTTTTGAACCAACACCGCTTGACGCTGTTCTTGGAGGAATATCAGCTGCTAATTTCTTTGCGTTTTCTAACGTGCTCTGACTTCTAGGACCATTTGTTAATTTTGTAACTGCTGTTGCTTGTTTTTGTGGAACTACTTTTGCAACTGCTTTTAATAAAGCCTCAGATAAACTAAATCCTTTCTTGATAAAGTTATCACGATATACCAATACGTCTTCTAACAATTCTGTATCGCAATTCTCATTATTAGAATCTAATTCTGGATGATCTTTAATAACGGTTGCAATCGTATCGTTAAATAACTTTAATTGATACTTGCTTTCTTTTTCAGCCTCACGACGATCTATTTCTTTTGCAATATCAATACGCTTTACCTCATCCACGTAAGCGTTGTACTCTTTAATCTCTTTTCTAATCGATTTAACAAGGTCCTTATCCATCGACATTATTGCGTCATCGAGAGCGTCTTCCTTTGCCTCTAAATCGAACTTCGAAAATTTAGTATTCTTTTCGTCTAATTCTTTTTGAACTGCTTTTTGCTCTTTTTCCGCCTTTAATTGCTCTAACTGAATACGCATTGCCTCTTTTTCAGCAATTGCCTCTTCTTTTTCAGCACGCAACTCGTTTCTTTCGTGAGTTACTTTCTTAATGCGAGATACAGGAACCATCTCTTGCTTTTCAGCTTTTTCTACTTTCTTATCTTTTGCAAAATCCGTCTCTTCTTCTACTTCCGTTTCTTCAGGTTCTTTTTCATCTTCAACTACTTGCTCTACTTCTTCAGTCTCTTCCACTTCTTCAACTTGATGAGCAAGAACACGTACTTCATCAGAGTCTAATTCTTCATCTGTAAATCCTGGAACGGTGTAATCAATACTTGTATTAGCCATATATTATCCTTGTTATTATTATTTATTTAGATACTTATTTTTTCTTTGGAAGAACACTCAATAATTGCTTGTATTCTTTCTTTTCAGGAGCAGTATTTCTTTGCTCCCTTTTTGGTTCCATCTTTTCCATCTTCTCATATGGATTGGATTTCTTGGGTTGTGTGCATTTAGGCATATTGTTATTCTCCGATATTAGTTATTAACTATCTATACTATACCATATTAAATAGGATTTTCAATCCCTGTCATTGCACCAGCAGTAGGACTATTAGGAACCATTGGTAGAGAGGGGTTTGTATTACCAGTATTAGGCATATTTACAGCTGGTCCTACTGGATCTTTAAATATAGGAGCGGTATTTAAGTCAATAAATCCAGCGGATTTAACAATTTCATCAGCCGAGTCAGCAATAGTAGCCATCTGACTAATCGTTCCAGCTGTCTGAACCCCTGCATACAAGGCTTTAACATTTGTTTCAGTTGTTTTAGAGCGTAAATTCTCTATTTCAGCTTTCATCTTCTCTATTTTTGCCTCAGACTCTTTCAATTTAGCCTCAGCCTCTTTCAATTGCATTTGAGCTAATGGACTCTGACTTGCTGCTTCTGCACGTTTAGTAATTACTTCTGCTATATCGTATTTATCAGCAAGGCTAGACGTAAGAATAACGCTTTCATCAGGAACAGCGATATTAAATTGTTTCATCTTTATCATCTGTTCAAATTGCGTCTCATCAAACGTACTCTTCAATGGAGTTTCAGTAATAACGCTATCATAATCGCCAGTAGTTAAATCGTTTACAATAGAACCGTCACTCATTTCTTGATTAACTTCAATCATTTGATCATCAAACTTACCTGTTTTATAGTTCATTTCAGATATACGCAATACTCTAGTGTTGGTATAGAACTTTTGAACCACTTCTAATATCTTATTAGCAAGTAAACGTCTAAAATGCGCTAACTGGTCTAACGCTATAACCATTTGTTGTTGAGCAGCATTCTGTTTAGCCTGTATAGCCACACCAGATACTTCATTAGATTGCACACCTCTAGCACTTTCAGGAATGGTAGAGTCGTATACAGCACGTCTAGATATCTCAATTAACGTACCAGTAGCTCCATTGTTCTGACCAGGAGCTGCACGTTGAGGAGGTTCGTAACCTTTTCCATAAACAACCACCAATCCAGGCTTTGAACCTACTTCTTGAAACTCTTCCGCCGTCATATTAACTAACGATCCCTCTTGAATTAACCAAGGAGAGTTAGAATTCGTATTAGCCAAGTGCATTTCTGTTGATATGCTTTTAGTAAACATATCTTGAGCGTCAATAGCGTCATTAACTAGACCTTGTGTTACTCCACGTCTAAATAATGGAGAATACAATATAACGGTAAAGGTTTCAAATGGGCTTATAATGTCTTTTAACGTTACATTCATCGTTGTAACCGTCCATTTAACCCGTTTCATCATACGTTGATCGAGTATGGCACCAGCTGCTAACTGTTCTTGTACCTTTTCATTAGATAAACCCTCTGCAACCTTGATATCTCCAGTAGGAAATAAGAAAACATCCGTCATTAATCGAACATATTTCTGAATATCAATAATCCTATAACGTTTTACACCGATTTCATCGCTGTAAACTGAGTCAAAACCCGTTGTTTTCTCTCTTCCAGTGTAAGAAAATTTATTTCTAGGCTCATTGTCATCAAAATCGCCAAAATCACTATTCCCATAAACGTCATTCTCTTCAACCTTGACACGCATTTCATAACCATAGTGATATTCGATTTCATCAAGCGTATACCACCTTGTTATCGTTACATTAGCCCAATCTTTCGGGTCATAGGATTTAGCGTCAGGATCAGGTATTACATCCATAGGATCTAACACGTCTATAACGATATCTCCATAAGGATTGTTGTTAAAATCTAACGAGATATCAGCATAACCACGCTCCATAATTACACCATCAGAGAATATTTGAGTCTCTTTGTAATGATAATTATTCTTATTTAAGATATGCTTTACATTTTTTGTTTGAATTTCTGCTAATACATTATCAGCCTTTCCACCTGTTGGCTTATAGATAATTTCCATTCTATTATTTATCTGATAAGCAGTTATAGTATTAACAGCAGGCTTGATTAAATTAAATTCATAAGCAGGTCTTCCTTGATCTGTAAGCCATGCTCTATCTTCTTCTGATAATTGATGTCCTAAAAAATAATCTTCACATTTCTTTGCCCTTTTGCAATACGTATCATGCCCTCTTTGTTTTGCATATTGGTAAGTGTTCCAATTAATACGAGCTTTGTCATCCATTTAATTCTCCCGTTTATACTCTTGCACGTGCAGAGTCATGATTTATACTGTACGTTTTTTTATAAGTTTTAACAAGTGCCTTTTCTGGTCTTGCATATCTCTTCATCATAATTGCATACCTTAATGCACATATCGTATCATCCATTTTCTTGACTAACTTACCATCTTTTCTATGATACTGTGATAATTCTTTTATTAATTCTTGACAATTATTGAATATCTTTAGTCTACCAGTTTGAAAGCGTTCTGTCATCTCTAATAATCCAGCCTCAACACTCATAGAACCATTTTCAAACGTCGCACGTTCAGGCAACATTCTTATATCAGCCTCTTTATATTGTTCCGCTAACTGTTCTCCAGAGCCTTTATCATGTTGTAAACCGTCATGAGGAAAGGCAAACTCAATATTTCCCCACGTCTTAATTGCTTTCTTTATAAATATTGGAGTCTTTTCACGATCTCTAAAATTGGTAGTAACATAAATAACGTCATTATCTTTATCCCAAGCAATCTTAACAACCCCAGTAGGGTGATCCCATCCAAAGTCTATACCACCTAAAACAGCCCAATGTTTAGGTATCTTAATGGGATCCATAACCACATCGTTAAAATCAATAGGAAATACTAAACCACTACCGAATACGGGTAATCCAAGAGCACGCATTTGAACCTCGTGTGCAGGATATACCGATAAGATTTCTTTTCTTCTTTCTAATGAATAGTGCGTTGCGTCCATTATTCCCATCTGAACGGTAGTACATCTATTAATTAAAGCAGGTGCTGGCTCTTCATAAAAACGATTTACAACAGACGATCTACCCATTAATGGAGTAAACGTCAACATAATAGAACCATCACGCTTATTAGTTCTGGTTAATCCCTCAAAATAGATTTCTTCAGGAGGCTCTTCATCAAACCATACGAGGTCGGCGGTATAAGATTGCCAAGTTTCACGTCCCTGAACATAGGAACCAAATTTAAGTACGGAGTTACCACCGCTAACGTGTCTAACTAACATAGACGATATAGCTCCATTGCTATTAGGGATGGTGTTGTAATCTACGATACAGTCATAAGGAATTGCTTTTGTTCCTAGCGTTTCTTTATCAGTTGACTCGCCTACTAATTCTTTTTGAATACCTTTGGTGTTGGTGTCGTACGTTGGAGATCCACATATAGCAACAATAGGACCACTAAAACGTAACCCTTTCCACCAAGTAGGATATCTACCAGTTAAATGAATAGCCATTTCATTAGCACCAGCAAGCGTTTTACCTACTTGGTTAGCCGCCATAAACATACGCTCTTTAAACCTAGAACCAGCGTTATGAAACTCTAATTGTTTAGGTATAGGAGTGTAATTCTCTAGACTATTTCTAGCCTTTCTTAACTTCTCTTTTAATATTAAAGAGTCTCGTTCTTCTATTAATTGTAATAATTTCTTCTTTAATTCAGGTGTAAGCTTATCCTTGATGTCCTCGTATTCCAGCAACTCCATATCAAGATCAAATTTTTTATCCATATTCATCTCCTATTATTATTATTTTTATATATGAAAAGATAACAGTGTCAATATAACATAATATATTGCTCACTTCTTGAAAATCTCATGCAAAGCATAAATGATCAAACCTACACCAATCAAACATGGAATTACTACCATGAAATAGAATAATGCGGTTATTGCGTCAACGTAATTCCTTATTCCCATAATAACCCCTCATTATTTATTAGGGTGTATAACCCAAAGATCGTCGACTAAACGTCTCCCATCAGTAAACCAATTCTGATCCATCTTGAAATACCCACTCTCACCCCAATTAGAACCCCAAGAATTCTTAACCCAGATAAACTTATTATCTTTAATCCTGTCATCGTATCCAACTGCAACCACTGCATGCCCACCAACAATAGCGTCTGTCATTAATGGTAAACGTACTACATGCCCATCTGAATAATCTTCTGTCTCAAAATATTCTGGTACAGCAAATCCAAATATGACTGGTAAACCTTGAGATAAAGCAAATTTCACATCTTTTAAAGTGGTAATACGCTCATATCTATTAATTTTTGGTTTTAACTCTTGTGACTCTTCATAGCAATAATCAATAGGCTTGGTAGCAAATTTAGAGGCGTCATATTCCCAAGAAGACTCATTACAACAACCATGCTTTATAAAGGCTTTAATGACATCTCTAATCATTGCACCAGCGTCAATATCTACGGTGTCTTCAATAACTCTAGCGTTGTAATAGGCAAAGAGTCTAGATAGTGGATCACAATCTAATACGATCTCTAATGCTGTGGTAGAAGCCTGACCAGTACAACTTCCTAATTGCCCCTGGTCCTCTATTGGATTGTCTCTACCAAGTGGATCTACGTGCGTTGGTAACTTTAAACCACGAGTAGAAGAACTAGAATAATATAAATCCCGATGATCTGACACATCAGGAATCCAAGCGTATACACGTTGAGTCATGTTGATATTCCATTTAAATATAAATGTAGAATACCAAAACAAAAAGATTAAAACAATATCAGTTAATAGATAAGCTATTATTATAAAATGTAACGTTACAATTACTCTGTATCACTAGTGTTTACACCATTCTCAATTGTCTTAATCTCTTTCACTGTAACATCTGTAACACTCATTGCTTTCTTTAACGTATCTAATGGTATCTTTCCAAACAACTCTTTCAATTGCTGATCGATAGCGTCTAACGTTCTATCAGGTGTAACGTCTTCTGACTTCTTAACTATTAACCCCGCTACATCTATCTTCTTGCTTACTATGGCTAACTCTGTTCTTAAATCCCCTTTAATAAACGCCCTCTGCTGTAAATTGTTTAAATCCATATACGCCATATCTTTCGTATAGTCAAACGCATTACTAACCGTGTGTTGCTTTGCTATTTGCTGTTTCTTGAAGAAATCCACTGCATCCAATACCCCATCAGCGTATTTTGTCTTGTTTGCATTAGCCCTTAATGAGTTTTCTTGATCTGTAGCTCTGTTATAGGCTATTTTATAGGCTTTAAAGTCTGGTATACCCTTACTAATCAAGAAAGCAAACTTCTCCTGCTTATCTGTTAACTTCTTTTTTATAGCCACTTGAAGATCATAAGACTGGGTAAAAGGCTCTGTCGCCATCCTTTTCATTAGTTCTTCGTCACTTACCATTAAATCTATATCTTCCATTATTGCACCTACCCTTTTTGTAAAGTATTTGACACTCTTTTTCAATACTGATAAACAGATTAGCAGTCCGCCGCAAAAAAATCAATAGAGGTTTAGAGTTTTTAGAGAACTTTAAAGGTGTACCCCACCGTCTTTATAATGCTTTGTAGTCTTTATAACTTTATAATGCTGTGGAGATGTAGGTCAGATGCCATAGTGGGTCTGCCAGAACCCGCCCCCCTCCGGAAGTGTATACCCCCACCAGGAGCAATAAGAATTTTGAACTCGTCTTACCGTTCGTCCCTATCAATAGCCCGCCGTTCATCCTCTACGCACGCACGCCTACCCACCTACCCGTCAGCATTGCGATCACTTGCCTAACGCTTGCCTAACCAAACTAATAGCATTGCGATCACTTGCCTTAACGCTTGCCTATTGAGGAGCAATAAGAATAATGGAATTGAAAATAACGCCCGCCTTTTACTTTACAAAATGAGCCTTGCTATTACCTTGCCGTGGTATAAACCCGAGAAAAACGCTATTGGGTGGGTAAAGTAGGGCTAAATTGGGTGAAAATAGCCCGCCTTTTTGCTGATTTGTAAAGTAAAACTGCTACTGAATTGGTAGCGGTGCTGTGGGTTGGTTGGGTGAACAGTACTTTTAAGACTAGATCATCGTCATCTGAGCCTTTAGATTTAAACTAGACTTGAGGTATGCAGTACTGGGGACGCGGGAGCGGGGCAATTGAAGTATGGGCGCAGAGCGGAACAACCGGAATACGCGGGAGCAATAACATAAGTAGAGGGAAAATACCAAACTACCGCTCGTCCGATTCCTTAATAATCCGCTGTATATCCTTGACAAACGCCTTTCCCACTTCATTTTACCGCTTGTCGGATTGATGAATAAACCGCCAGACGGTTGATTTGGGAATGTCAAGCACGCCTATCCATTCATTAATAGCATTCCGACGAGTGGTAAACGGGGCTGAAACCATTAAAAGTAGGGCTAATATTGGAATAATAGGGTGGCGAGTACTGATTTAATGAAAGAAATGCTAGTTTTTGGCGTGGCGATGGGCTCGGATCGTTAGGGTTAAGGATTAACACCGCCTTTCTACCGTATTAAACACGCCTTGCCTACTTCCTAATAGTAA